AACAATCTTGGCTTTCAAAAATGGCAGGATTCCACCACGCAAAAGAGCCAATGGTTTTGACGGGGGAAGGAAGCAAGTTTGAAAAGATTTCACAAAGCCCGACTGAATTGGATTTTGTAGAAAGCCGTAGATTCCTGCGGGATAATGCAAACGAACACTATCACATTCCACCAGAGATTATGGGTATTTTGCAGAACTCAAACAGAAGCACAATAGATTCTGCGGAATACCTTCTTAATAAAAATGTTCTTGCCGATGATTTAAGAATGTTTGAACGTGTAATCAATACACAGTTATTGTGGGAAGATTTTGACAAGGAACAGAATTTAATTCTGCATCACGAAAATAATATTGCGGAAGATATTGCACAGAAATTACAGATTGCAAACGATGGACTTTCTAGGGGTGTTCTTACTGTCAATGATTGGCGGGAAATGATGGGATATGAGAAAGACGAAAAGGGCGGTGATGTTTATTTAAGGGGATTCGGACAGGTTGAAGTTCCTTTTAATTCAGAGCCGATTGAACTTCCCGATGCAGAGCCGACACAAGTTGATTTGCCGAACGTTCCGCAGGAAGAAGAAGGGGAAAAAGAATTGACCGAAGAAGAATTCAAAAGCCTTCAAACTGCTTATGAGAAGAAATATCGTGTTTTGAAATCGGCAGAAGATAAAGAAAGACGTGGCAAGATCTGGAAAGTTTTTGACGCAAGGGCAACAAGCATTGAAGAGCCTTTTATAAAGTCTATGAAAAAAGCCTTTACAAAGCAGAATGAACTTGTTGATGCAGAAATTAAAAAAGCCTGCGAAAATAACAAAGACGTTGGAACGGCTATTGAAAATCTATTTGATAATAAAATGGACGAAGCCTTGAAGCATACATTGGCGGGTGCTTTCCTTAATGGCTTGAATGTCGGTGCAGAACACGGGCAGGAACTTTTGAATAAAAAATCAGTAAAGGAAATCAGCGACACAGTTAGACGGGCTTTCAGCTTGTGGATTGATTCTTATGGGCTTGAATTGTGCAAGGATATAAACAACACCACAAAGAAGAAACTACGCAAGGCACTTTCAGAAAGCATTGTCGAAGGTGATGATTTAAGAAACAGAATTAAAACGCTGATTGAAGTTGCAGACGGCTTGTTTGATGATGATAAAAAGACACGGGCAACACTTATCGCAAGAACTGAATCTTGTACTACAATGAATGCGGGAAGTAATGAATTATACAGAGCCGAAGGAATAAACTATAAAGAATGGATTTCTGTGCAGGACGACCGCACAAGAGATTCGCACTTGATAATGGACGGGACAGTTGTTCCGATAACAGACAAGTTTGAAGTTCCTGCTATGGATAATATCGAAGGGGCTTTTATGGAATATGCGGGCGACCCGACTGCACCTGCGGGACAGGTTTGCAACTGCCGTTGTACTATTGCCCCGTTTGTAATGATGTAAATTAAATTAAAGGAGAATAAAATTATGAAAACAATGCTTGATAAAATCGGAATTATTGGTGATGTAAAGACCGCTTTCAACCGCTTGGGAATTGATACACTTGCGGTTGTTTGCGTTGGCGGAAATTCTGGAACTGCGGTAAAAGTAGTTACTAGCGACACAGAAGCGGGAAGTTATGACGACTTCTTGACCCTTGCAAGCGATGCGGAAAACATCAACAAAGGTTTTTGTTTTTCTTTAATCGGTGCAAAGAAGTTTGTAAAAATTACAGGTTGCGACAATGCAATCGGTATTGTTGGCGATTGTGATTACGATGTAAAGAAAGTTACATTCAACACAGTTACTATTGCGGGGGCAGATTTGGAAAACAACAAATCCGCAACAATCAATGTATCAACTTACGAAAGCCCTGTTGAAGTTACACCAACAAGCGGAAAAGACGGAATGAAGAAAGCGACTATCACACTTTCAAATATTCCTGCAATCGAAACTTCAAAGGCAGTAAGCATTGACGCATCAACTTACACAGAGCCTGTTGAAATTGTGCCGACAGAAGGCAAAGACGGAATGGCAAAGGTTGTAGTTACTTTGACAGGACTTTAATCGGGGGTAAAAAATGAAACTTGAAAAAGGACAGACAACAAAAAAAGACTTGTCTATTATCACCGAAGATTTGGGCGATAGAAGTGTATTGTTTACTATCTCAAAAGAAGTAACAGACAGGGACGGGGACATTCTGCGGGCAAGCGGTGTTGATTTTACAAACTATATGAAAAACCCCGTTTTTCTTTCGTTCCATAATTCAAGGGAATTTCCGCTTGGTAAAGTAACTAAGTTTTGGGTGGAAGGAAACGAAGTAAAAGCTATTGTTTACTTCCCGACAATCGAAGAACTTTCTAGCAATCCAGAGCAGGCAAGCGAAAAAGCAAAACTTGTTGATTTTACATATCATTGTTATAAAACAGGAATGCTGAATGCCGTAAGCGTTGGATTTATCCCGCTTGAATGGACTGAAAGCGAAACGGGTTTTGATATTCTGAAATGGGAACTGTTGGAATTTTCTGCGGTTGCCGTTCCTGCAAATCAAGACGCTATTGCGGAAGCCGTTAAAAGTTTCGGGGACGATTTTGCAAAGAAGTTTATCACCGAAGAAAAAAGCGGAAGAAGGGTTTCGGCAGAAACAAGAGAAATTCTAAACAAGATTAAAGCCTGCGGGGACGAATTGGAAAAGTGTCAATCTACATTGAAGGCTTGTGGGGAAGAATTAAAAAAAGCCCTTGCAGAACTTGACGACCCCGAAGATGATGAAGAAGAAATGGAAGGTGAAAAACAGTTTGTGGAATTGCCCGACAATACGATTGAACTTCCAGATCTAAACTAGGATTTTTGACAAGTTGAAAAAACTTGTGTTATACTACGGGAAAGGAGATAAAAGAAATGAGTAAAAAAACTTATGAACTTATCGTAACAATCAGCGGTGCAATTTCTGCAATCGCTATTGGTTTGGTAACTTATTTCAAGCCACAGTATGCAACCGCAATCAATTCTTCAATCGAAATTGCGGAAACTGCTATTGTAGCAATCTGCGGAAACTTCGTTGCAAACGGCTTACAGAAGAAATAAGCAAAACACCCGCCTTAAATGTGGCGGGGTTATTTTGTATTTAATCGGCTAAAGTTTAGCCGTAAAAATATTACGGAAGAAACGTAAAAAAAAAAATAAAATAAATTAGCATAGGAGAAATCAAAATGGCTATGGAATTAAAAGACCTTGAACGTATGATTGACGAACGTTCACAGAAACAGATTGATTCGGCAAAAGAAGCAATCAAGAATGAGTTGGGTGCAGTACCACAGGCACAGATTGACGAAGCAGTAAAAAAGGCAGTTGCCGATATTACTGCAAAGGCAGAAAACGACAAAGCAGAGAATGTAAAGTATCTTGAAGCCTTCAAAGAAGCAGTTGGAAAAGACAATTCTATCAAGGCAAAAGAAACACCTGTTACAATCGTAAATCAGATGATTGCATCTGCCGTTTCTGCTATGGGACACAAAGATGCTCATAACATTACACAGGTAAGCCCAGAAGAAGTTCTTGCACAGGCAAAGAAAGACTTCCCTTATTCAAAAGCCCTTCACAATGTTCTTGAAGCACGTTGCAAGACTATGAACGCAGGAACACCAAGCGAAGGTGGATTTACAGTTCCACTTGCATTCAGCGGTGAATACATTGATGCACTTGTTGCAAATACATTGATTGACAAGCTGAATATCCGCCGTGTTCCACTTGTACACGGAAATCTTTCAATTCCAAGAATGGACACAACATCGGCTATTTCTTGGGGTGGTGAAGAAACAGTTGGCGGAATTACAGAGCCAACATTTGGCGAAGTAAATATGCGTGCAAAGAAACTGTTCGCAAAAACTGCTATGTCAAATACACTTATCCGTGAAAGCGGTGTAAATATCGAAGGTTGGGTTGCAGAAGATTTGATGCGTAAAGCAAGAATCGCCCTTGATGATGCACTTCTTAACGGAACAGGTTCACAGTATCAGCCACTCGGACTTGCAAATACTGCGGGAATCCAGACAAGCGGTTCAACTTCAACTGCTTTCGGACTTACAACACCGAACGATATGGTTGCCCTTCTTGAACAGGCAAACGTTCGTATGGAGAATGTTCATTGGTTGCTTAACCCTATGGGTGAATCTTGGATTCGCAACAAGGCTTTCTCTAGTGGTCCATTCGCTTGGTCTGATGAAATGTCAAGAACAGGTCGCCTTCGTGGCTATGAGTTCCACAGTTCTTCAACTGTTAAGTATGTTGATACAACAACTGATTATGCTGATTTCTGGCTTGGTGATTTTGCCGAAATGATGTTCGGAATTTCAAAAGATATTTCTATCGAAGTATCAAGAGAAGGAACATTCACAAACAACGGCAACGTAGTTTCAGCATTCGACCGTGATTTGACACTTATTCGTCTTATCGCAGAAGTTGACTTTGCTTGTCGTCAGCCAAAGGCATTCGTTCACGGAACTTATTCTGTTGCATAACGAAGCGGGGCGGGCAAACTGTCCCGCCTTTAATTTTACTTAAAGGAGAAAAGCAAAATGATTACTCGTTCATCAATTAAAGACCAGATTCACACATTCGCTTGTGGCAATACTGCTTTTGACCCACAGGGTGCAAATACTGCATTGTTTGTTGCAAGTGCTGATTCAAAAGAAGTACAGACTTCGGATATTGCGACTTCAAACTTCGTAAAGTTTGCAGACTTGTCGCAGGGTGAAAATTGGGTTGATTTGTATACTGCTAAAAAGTATGTAAAGACAAACGATTCAAGTGCTATCGTAACTCTTGGCGATTATCCCGTAAATCCGAACGAACGTTCATAAGGTGGTTTCAAAATGCTATGCAAATTATCTGATGTAAAAACAATGCTTAATATTTCTCTTGAAGATACAACGCAGGACGCTAAACTTAATCTTTTGATTAAGCAGTATTCGGCACTTATCGAAGGATTTATCGGCTATAAATTAGCAAGGGCAGATTATACAGAAGAAGTGCATAGCGAAAACAACCGCCAATTATTACAGTTGAATCATTTCCCGTTGCAGAACGTTTCAAGCGTTTCTGTTGGCGGGGAAGATTTGACTGATTGGAAAATGTTTCCAGAATATTCAAGATGGGGCAGATTATATCGTGGACTTGGTTGGGGTCAGAAAGCTTTTTGCCGTGGATTTACTCACGATATTGTTAGCGGTGTATGGGATATTAAAGTTTCATATACTGCGGGTTATTATCTGCCGAACGATACGGGCTATGTTGAAGGGGCAGAAGATTCCCTGCCTTATGATATTTCAACCTGTTGTTTGAATTGCGTTGTAGAAAAATATAATCTTGATGCTATGGGTGCAACGGGTTTGAAAGCTCATAGCGAAGGTCATATTTCCGATACATATTCCGATGAAGCAAATAATACAGGGCTTTCGGAATCTGCAAGACTTCTTTTGAAGAAATATATTTATTATGGGGTTGCATAATGGTTAGATTTCATAACGCAGTAGTAACAATTCTAACTGAAAGCAACACGATAGATGATGCGGGCGATTATATCGCAGAATGGACGCAGGCAGAAGTTATTGAAGGCGATGTGCAACCGCATACATTGACAGAAGATGAAGTTAAGGCTTTCGGTATTTCTACACTAAAAGGAAATACACGATTGTTTTTATATAATGGTTTCCACGAAAATATTAAGGCGGGAAATCGTGCAAGCGTGCTTTCTAGTTTCACGGACAAAACGGAATTGTTTAATATAATGCCGATTAATGCTTGGAGTAAGCACGGGGAATGTTTATTAGTTCCCGTAGAAAATGAAGAAGAAACACCAGATCCAGAGCCGACACCAGAGCCGACAAATGGTGAAGGGGAAGAAGGAAATGGCGAAGGGGTTTGATGCACAATTACAAGCGTTTCAACGGGCTTTAGAAAAGCAGGCAAAGCAAGCCGAAAGTGATTCTAAAAAGTTTGTTACAATGAGTTGTGCAGAAGTTGAACGGACTGCAAAAAGCATAATGCGGGATTCACCAACAAACCCCGATGTAAGTTATGGCAAGAAAGGGCATCACCCTTCTTATGCAGGAAATCCACCTGCACCCGATACGGGAACTTTAATGCGAAGTATAACGCACGAAGTCAGTGTAAAGGGAAATGAAGTTATCGGGGAAGTTGGAAGTATTATCGGAAATTCCGATTATCCTAGATTTCTGGAATATGGCACTAGTAAGATGAAGCCCCGTCCGTGGTTATCGGCTAGCCTTATCAAGTGTCAAAGTTTTATGTCGAATTTGTGGAAGGAGATTTTTAGATGAACTTGAAAAAATATTATATGTCTTTACTTTCTGCAAGTTCAGAACTGATTGCATTGATAGGCAGTAACAAAATTGTTTCAGCTTATCCGCAGGAAGTAACAACTTTCCCGCTTGTTATCTTTGAAGATTTGAATAGCGGTGATGTTGCATTTTCGGACAATCTGCCCGAAGGAACATCGGCACAAGTTCGCATTCACATCTTTTCAAAGACAATTAAAAACTATCCGAAGGCAGAAGAAATTGCCGAAGTGGTGCGGGGGATTTTTAGAAATGATTATTGGGCTATGACGGGCAATCAAGAAACCCCCGATGTTGAAGATAATATAAAGCATAGGATTTTGGATTTTAAACGGGAATTTTATTCCCTTTAGAATATAACGTTATATCTTAAAGGAGAAACGAAAAATGAACGAAGCACCTAAAATTGGATTGGATAACGTAGTTATCGCAAAGGTTCTTTCGGACGATGCAAACGGAATTTCATTCGGTGAAGTAAAAGCATTGAAGGGTGCGGTTAACTGTACTGTTAATCCGAACTCTGATGTTGCCGTTGACTTCGCAGACAATGGACCATTCTTCTCTGCATCAAATCGTGGTAATACCGAACTCAATCTTGAAATGATTGATGTTGATGTTGATGTTCTTGCAGAAATGCTCGGACAGAGAAAAGTCAACGGTGTTACAGTTGAAACCCCGCTTGATCAGAGTGCCGATTATGCACTTGGTTTCCGTGTATGGCTTGCGGGAAAAGATGCAAGCGGAAACAACCGCTATCAGTATTTCTGGTATGCAAAGGGAAAATTCTCTGTTCCAGAAACAGGCGGTGAAACAAAGACTGATTCTTTGAACTTCGGTCATATTTCCGTAACTGCACAGTTCGTACAGACACAGTTCATTCCTGCGGGACAGGAAGCAGGAACTATTTGTACTCATATCAGAACAGACGACCCTGCCGTAAGTTCTACATTGAAAGCAAATTGGTTTAATGCCCCTGTTGTTCAGACTGCAAGCGATGATTCTGAATTGACTGTAACTGCATCTTATGCAAACGGAAAAGTTACATTCACGGGTGCAAAGGAAAGCGGTGCTTCTTTTGTATTCGCTAGCGGTTCTGTAATTGACGGACAGACAATCGGTGTTCTTGATGAAAATGGTGCATTGGTTGACGGAACTTATGAAGCAGGCACAACCGCTTCGGCAAGTCCGACAATCGTATTCACACCATCGGCAGAAGCTGAAACACCTGTTAGCGGTTTCGTAACAAGCGGACTGAAAGACAGTTTCGGAGTTGGTGCAACACCAATGATTGATTCTAGCCTTTAATCAGTAAGTTTGCGTTTTATCCCTAGTTGGTGTATACTTGCGATATACCCGCTAGGGATTTTTTTTAGAAGGAGATAAAAAACAAATGGGAAAAGAACTCGACAACGTAAGGGGCGAAAAAATCACACTTTCTGTAAAGGGTGAAGAAAGAGAATTGAAGTTTGGTTTCAAGGTATGGGCTAAACTTGAAGATGAAATGGGCGGTTTGAAAAATCTTGAAAAGTTGGAAAAGCAGATTGAAGAAAAGCCGTTTAATACACTTCCGCATTTATTCTATCTTGCATTGATAGATAAAGAAGGTGTTTCCGAAGATGATGTTCTTGATGATTACGGATTGACAGACATTGAAGAACTTGCGGAAAAGTTTAATAAATTGGTTTATGGGTCATTACCCGTAGACGAAAAAAAAGCGGTGAAGGAAGCGAAGAAATAAACGAATTTCCTTATGCCTATTTAATTACTGAATGTCTTTTAATGGGCATAAGTGAATCGGACTTTTGGGAATCCACACCACGAAAGATTTTAGCTTTAATAGACCAGAAGAAAGAAATTGAAAAAGCGAAAGTAAAAAATCAAGCGATATATATTGCTTGTATGGTATGGGGCAAAGACCCCGATGAAATGGAAAAAACTGATGGACCTGTTGCGGGTCGGGATATGCCGATTAGCGAAGGTGCATTAAAAGGCTTGATGTTGTAGGAGATTTGAAAATGGCAGATTATAACTTGAAAGCGGAAATTACGGCAGATGCTAGCGGATATGAAGCAGGAGTAAAGAAAGCAGAAAAAGCAAGTAAAAAACTGTCAACTACAATATCGGGTGTTATAAAAGGGCTTGGAAAAAACGGGCTTGTCGGTGCATTGGGTGCGGTTGGCTTGGCTTCGCAGGGGCTTTCTTCAACACTTGGAACAGTTGTAAAAGTTGCCCGCAAAGTTTCGCAGACTGTAAATGAATGCACAAACGCATATAAAACACAACTTATCGCAGAAAGAGAACTTGATACTGCAATTCAGAATAACCCATTCGTTACGGGGGCAAGTGCTGATGCCTTGAAACAGTTTGCAAGTGAAATGCAGAAGGTTTCAAATTATGGCGATGAAGAACTTATTCCTATGATGGCAAATCTTGTTTCGCTTGGAAGAACAGAAGCCGAAACAATGCAGATTATGTCCGTCGCTATGGATATGTC